GACTCTTAATCAGATCCAGTTATCCGAGTTTGACTCGGAGGACGAGCACCTTAACTTATACAGGCGTCGCACCAAAGTTGAGACACGTCTTCAACACGCTGAAAAACTTTTGGCAAACGTTAACCCGATAACTAATCGCATTCACTCGGGTTATAACCAATACGGCGCAAACTCTGGACGGTTTACATCGTCTGGCGCAAAGAAAGTAAGTGCCAAAAAAATTAAGGACACATTTGCTGTTAACGCTCAGCAAATACCAAGGAATTCTCAATTTAGAGAGTGTTTTATAGCCACAGAAGGATATGAGTTAATTATCTGTGACTTTAGTCAGATTGAACTTCGCCTTGGAGCTGAGCTGATCAATATTCCTCAAATGATTCAGGCTTTTAAAGACGGGTACGATCTTCATACGGTTACAGCAAGTTTGATTTATAAAGTGCCTTTGGACGAAGTAAAAAAGTCTCAACGGCAAGAGGGCAAGACATTAAACTTTGCCCTTCTGTATGGCATGGGTTACAGAAAATACAAAACTTACGCAGCTCAGTCAGGAAAACTTATTTCTCTTTCAGAAGCGAAAGTCTCACATCAAGCATTCCACAATGCGTACCCACGTCTTAGGCAATGGCATCGGGAAAGATCAGCAATGGTCGAGGATGGTTGGACATATGTAAGGACTCCTACTGGACGCCGTCGACTTCTGTCGTATAACGACGCGACAATGACAGCATGCGCCAATACTCTTATCCAAGGCGCAGGAGCTGACGTCTTGAAACTTTCTCTTGCAAAACTTAATCCCTTTATTAAAGGTGACATCCACTTAGTTGCTTGCGTTCATGACGAAATTGTGATTGAAGTCCCTAAATCAAAAGTAAATGAATACATAAACATCCTAGAAACCTGTATGCAAGAAGCAGCAGAGACAATATTAAAGGTTGTGCCCTCCAAGGCTGACGCTTCCCACGGTGGGGATTGGTCTGATAAATGAAAAATAGAAGGCCGAAGAGTCAGTGCAGATTCAGTAAAGGTGACAGAGTAAAGGTTAAAGAAAGTGGGCGACTCGTATTTGTAAGAGACTTTCCAGATCAGGAACTTTTAGACAGAGTCTCTGCTGTTCACAACACCACGAGAATCGGAACAGTGGTTGACACAAGTGTCAAACTGTCGAAGGTAGGTGCTAGACAGCACTATGTAACTGTCTTATGGGATTTGTGCGGTGTCACTAGCGAGCACCACCAGATGCGTTTAATGCTCTACCCTTCTTTAGAATCTCACGACTAATGGTTACTAAAAACGATCGATTCTCTAGCCCTAAGTTTAAAAAGGGCGACACTGTTCAGCTTTTCGTACCTAAAGGACTTGTTAACTCTGCTAAGCACGACACTCTATCTGAAGGAACTGTGGTCCGTACTTACGTTCGTAAGAACGCTGCTGGACGTAGAAGACATTGTGTAACCGTAGAGTGGCATAGCACTGATAAAACTCAGGAATTAGATCAAAACAGATTAAAATTTACTGAGCTAAGTAATAAAAAATTTATTACAAGCGAAAGTAAGTCAAAACTTAAAGAGTCCTTCATCTTTGAGATTCTGAATATAGACAAAGTTCCTGAAAAAGAAGTTTTTACGGTAAAGACAAACGGTAGTTACTTTGGCTGCGTAAACTTCATGCAAGGTTTTTACGTGGGCAGAGAGGAATTTCCCACACCTTTAGCTGCTGCTAATGGAGCCCGTAAGCTTCGTGCGACGCTATCGATTGCTAGAACCGAAAAGTTAAATAGTAAACTTTTTAATACCGAAACAAAAAAAACAAATAAAAGTGTAGTCACTAGAAGCAAATCACGACTAGTGTACAAATCAAAGCTGTGTACATTCGAAGAAACTCTCACCATGCCTCTTTTATCATTCCAGGAGGTGTGGGTAATTACCAAGAAGGATGAGTACGTAAAGGACTCCTTAAATAAAGAAACTAAGAAGTTAGTGACATTTACTAACGAACGAGACAAGGCACAGTTTTTCTATGACCACGAAGAAGCAAAAAGGAGAATGAGAGTTCTCAAAGGGACTGTAGGTCCAGGTTTTGGCTTAGCAAGATTTTGGGTTGAAAACTAGTAAACTAAAAAAAACGATCTATAAGATGGCCACTCGTTTCGCTGGTGACTTCTTCGGGGCTGCACTAACCGGCCCCGAGACAGATCAAGGGTCTCTCTTACTTGATTACTTCCCTGAACTACGTACAGCAAAGAAAAAGAGCAATAAGGAAGGAGAGGTAGTAGAAGATACTGGAGGAGCTCGTTCCTTTAGAGGACGTCAAGCAGTGACACCTTTTACTGGGTATAAGACATTCGAAACTAGGTCAAAAACTCAAGAAGCAGCACCCTTGTTCTCAGGTTTTAAAACTTTCGAATAAAGTAAGATAGAAAAAATCAATTAAACTCAGAGTACGAGATTACTCAACAGAGTTAGCCGTTATGACTTCTTCGACAATTACTACGAGCAACGAGGAAAAAGGAATACCAGAAAAATTTGGCCGCACTATGAGAAAAGCGGGCAACATTTTCGGACTAGATTTGGCTGCTCTTTTCGATGAAGAAGGAGAAACTACTGAAGGCTTTGAAGGCTTTGCTCCTACGTTTAAAATGACTGCGAACCTTAAAGGTCGTAGTCCGACTACTGCTACTTACAAAGCACCTTATCAGCCATCGCGTACTGCTGAATTCAGCCTTGGTCCACGGTCTTGTTCTTCTATAGGTGATATTAATATCAACCTAGCTGATGCAGTAAGAGGAACTGGTGGTGGTGTTCCTACAGCACCTCGACCTCCGATGATGTTGCCGGAGAAAAAACTTGATCGTACCTTACGTTCCTTTATGGGATCAGATGCTGGCGGTGGCATAGGAGCAGCGGGGATTGGCAGAGCTCAGGAATATGGATATTCCGATGAAAAAATTCGTGCATTAGGACAAAAAGAAGGTGTCAGGTTTGGCGAGCAAGCTGCACGTACGCTTGGTATTAATACTGAAACTACAAGCGCCAGTGGAGGCGCGTCAACTGCAGGAGCACTAGGTGCGGCTGCGGTTCAAAGACTTCGCGATCGTGGTTTAGCTGACGAAGCAATTAGATCTCTCGCCAAGCAACAGGGTATGAAGTTTGGTGCGGCAGCAGCCGCAGATTTAGGAGTAGGTCAAGGGATGACTTACCAAGGACAAGCCGCAGCTGCTCCAACTCCTGCAGCTCCAGCTCCTGCAGCTCCAAGTTATACTCCAGCCGCTCAGGCTATCTCTCAGGTTTACCAGAAGCCTAGTTACAACAGTGGTGGCGCAGCTATTGGTGCAGCAGGACTTGAGCGAATGGCTGCCGCTAGAGGAATTAGCTTTGCTCAGGCACGTTCACAAGCACAATCAGCTGGTATGCGAATTGGTGCAGCTGCTCAAGGTCGTTAGTAAAATATAAATATATTGACAGTTACAAAGTCATCGTTAGATTTAAATTAACTTACTTTTTTACGATGACTGTTACTCTTGCTTCTTTTATAGGTCCTGAAGGCACAGAAGGCTTTTTAGGACTTGCTGCACTCAAACGTGCTCAGGAATCAGGTATGTCCAACTCTGAAATACTTAAAAAAATAGAAACTGAAGAACTTAAGCTTGGCGATAAAGCTAAAGCAGCACTGAGTGAAGACTAATTACTGCCTTTCACTAACGAAGAAGCAAAAGACTCTTTCTCTTGCTTTGTTGGCTAATGACGTTAGCCACGCTCAGGCTCAGGCTTCGGACATCAGTAGAGCGTTCGGGGCTGAGACCTTAAAGCTTACTTACTCAGAGGTAAAAGAGAATAACCTAAGCTTGCTTTTTAAAAGACTTGCTTTAAACGACTTTACGCACAAAATGTGTGATTTTTGGGAACATTCTTACGTGAATGAACACCCGGTCATTTATGCCTTAGGACAACGTTATTACGTTCGGCCACTAATTTTAGATTACCTCGAGATCAACAGAGACGGTGCAGTCAAGCCCAGTTGTGGTAACAAGAAATGCATCAATCCATTACATAACTCATACAAAAACATGAATGCGTCAAAACTAGGTGGCGCGGACGTCACTTTGGCGTTAGCCTTTCATCGCGATGGCGTCCCCGTCAGGGAGATTGCCAAAGCACTCAAAGTAAACCGATCAACTATTTACCGAACTTTAAAACGTGAACATCTTCACCCTCGGTCTTCGTGTCACAGACACGGCTAGCACCGACGAAAACAAAGTCACACATGTCTTAGCTGAGTCTCTTCCTTCGACTGACAAGCGGATAGCAACAAAGGTGCAGCTTTCAATGGCTGCTGATCACTACGTAGGGAAGATTCTCTCCTCTCTTTCTGAAAATCAAACCATCCTTGCAATCGGTCCAACTAAGCCGACACCTGATGGCGTACTTCAGATGCAGCCAATGCTTGTAGTGACACAAGATAATTGGAGTGATCTTCTAGCTGTCAATCTTTATATTTCCACAGGTGGTCTTGGGCCTAAAGCCGAGGAAAATCAAGTGGGTGACAACACTGTTACGAATCGATCACTTGCATGGCAAGACGAAAAAGGAGAAACAAATTGGTTTAAGCTCACTGCTTGGGACAAGCTTTCCACTCAACTTTCCGAGTTGGCACCAGGTACTCCAACCATCGCTATCGGACGTGTCAACACGTCTGAGAAGGAGGGCAAGAAGTATCTTAATTACGGGATAGATAAAGTTCTTTATCTACCTCGTTCCAAGAAAGCGGCACCCAAACAAGCTGCCGACCCTGAAAAAGGCAAGGTAGCTACCGCCGCTCTTGGCTCTATTGACTTTTCTCTTTAATCTGAATCATGGTTTTTATTGCTGGCAAATTTTCTGCAGATGAAATCCTCTGTAACCTCCCGCCACACACACTTCGAATTGATCTTCAAAGTCGCGTTTGGAAGTCCGATACTGACTCTGAAGCTGCCATCACCGACAGTAACGAGAACGGCATACCGATTGAATTCATCCTTCTTGGTTTCACACCATATTTCGGTAACCTCGGGATGCGATCACATCAGGAGTTTATCCGGATTTCTTATATCGGTGTCAGTCCTTCTCATCGGTTACTCCCTCCTCGCTGTGTATGCACTAGCATTATCAGTGGTAAATCAAGTCAAAAAAACTTCATTACGTATTTTCAGACACTCTATAACAATAGAATCAATGTCGGTGAAGTCGTAACGTCCACGAAGTTTGTTCAAAAATCCTTTAACGAAAGGAATCCTGTAACAGGTGAGGACGGCGCAAAGATTAACTACAACGTCTTAGAGTTTAAGGATCGTCCGACTCAAGGTGATGAGGAGACAAAACTCATCCAAGATGTTTCTGAATGGCTCGAAATTTCAGGAGATTTGGTGGCATCTGCATTACGCAGTACTATCTCCGGTTCTAATCTGGTTGAGCTTCCTCTCGGCCAAGATCATGCTTCAATTAAAGAAGCATTTAAAGAACAGCACCCACTCTTAGAAAGCGGCTCTCCGCAGGGGCTCGCAGCTCTTCCAGCAGGTGCGGGTACCCCAGGTAAGTCTTCAGAAGCTCCTAAGCTTCCGGAGGCAAAAGCCGCTAAATCTAAAGAATTAACGGAAGAACAAAAAGCGGCTCTTAAGGCAGCTGGATTGGAAGTATAGTTCTTTTGAGGTGGGGATCCTCTAAGGGTAAATAGAGTGTGTTTGAGAGTACACACTCTTTTTTATTGTCCGTACCGAATTAAGTCACCAAACGATGGGAGCTCCACGTCGTTCTCAAGGCAGTACTTAATTACGTTCTCTAAGAGTTTGCCGCGTATCAAATAATTTGCATGTGTTAGCTTGATGCATATATCTCTTTCCTCATCGTCCATCTGACTAAGACTGGTTACGAACCGTCTATGTGCGAACTGTTCCTCTAAACTCATGTGGGAGCAAAGTTTATCTAGGAGAACATCTGATTTGTCCACGTTCTACCAAGTCCCAAAATACATTTTCAATCCTATTGCGGAATCTGGGATTGTTTCGGGATCAGTCTTACTTCCTTACGACGAAAGTTTTGAACTCACTACTCAAGTAAGGAACTCAGGCATAACTGATATTACTACAAACACTTCAGTAGACAATGTTACTGATCTGAACTGGTGGTCTGAGAAAAAAGATAAGTTTGACTGGATAATTGCTGTGACACAGGGGACAAAAGAAATAACTTCTTGGGTTACTGAGTGTGGGATTCAGACCGCTTCAAAGGGGATCTGTATCCTCGACAGACTGACTTTTTTAGAACCTACAAGGAGTCGCCAAGACTTTCTTAAAGAAGCAGCTCTCGAAAATATTAAAATTTTAAGCCCTCGCCCGTCATTCCGTGACGATAAAAAGTCTTTAAAAGACTCTGTGACTTCTGCGTGGTTTGTTTTTACAAGACAAGGATCAGCACTTATAAAGACAAATGTGGATTTCGAAGTAGGCTGGCACAGACCAAAAAATTTAAAATTGTGAGTAAGCCATTAACAGAGACCCTAAACCACATTGCAAAACTCTTGGAAGAGCAGAACTGCAAACTAGATAACATCATTGCACTACAAACAAGTAATCAATTGCTTACTGAGTGCATAGACCCTTTGGGGAATGCCAGAACTGCTGAGGAGTGTGCAGACATTACTCTGGAAGCATTTTCTTCAGCACTGTGTTTGATGCCTCAACTAGAGCAGCGAAACAAAGAGTATCAGTACCAAAAGCAAGAATTTTTTATAGATGATGACGCAGATGAAAGTAATGGTATCTCAAGTATGTTCTAGACTTTTAAAAGGAGAATAAACACAGTGTCAGATACTCGAGTAGTAATCAACGGAAAGAGACACTACATCTGTAACGGTGTAGCCAAACCTCTTCCTTCTGTTACGACGATACTAAGCTCTACTGCTTCAGAGGCTAATAGGAAAAAACTTGAGCACTGGAACAAGATGAACCCAGGTGTAGCGGACAAAGCTGCAGAGAGAGGCACTTGGATACATAACAGCGTCGAAGATTATTTAAGAGGTTTACGCGTAATTCCGCCCGATTACTACAGTTTATTTTGGGAAGGCGTTCCAGAGTTATTAGATAACCTTCTAGACGGTGGAAGAGTATTGTGGTCTGAGAAGCCTTTTAATCAACCTGCATGGTCTAAGTACGTAGGAGACGACGGAGTAGGCAGAATTCATTATTATGACGAAAATACTGGTCATGGGTACGCAGGCTGTTGTGACCTTATCTATATGAATCAAAATGCAGAAATTATTCTTGCAGATTTCAAAACTAGCAATGGACCTTACTCTTCCAGATTCCCAAATAAAAAATCTGGTGTAGATGAAAAAACTAAGAAAGCGCTTATATCTGGTGTCTTCAAAACTAAAAAAACGAGACTTCAGTTGGCCGCATATAAAGCAGCTGCAGAAGCTTGCTTAGGCATAAAAATAGATAAAACTCAGATAATCGTGACCACAGCAATAAAAGAATTTAACACTCAGATTTTTACCTTTGGCCCTGACGACGTTGAGAAAGACGAGATTTCATGGTTTGAGGTCGTGCGACAGTACTACGAAAACCAGAATTAAGGCCCAACTCGGCGTAGAATCAGTCAACAAGGCAGAGCGGAAGAGGCGTCTTAAGCTTCTCTTGAGCTTTTAACGTCTAAAATCAGGCATACTACATACGCGTCAAGGTACCTAATGAACTTCATCTGCTCTGTAAATACGAGTGTCATTCCTCATCTACACCCAGAGCAGGGCAAGATTGCCAAAGGAGGGAACTTTACAGCGTTTAACTCAGGCTGGGAATCCAAAGATGTCACAGCCCAAGAATTATCGACGATTCTTTCGACTCAGGCTGGGCTTTGCGCTTGGCATTTAATTAATGGACAACGAAAAGCTAGTGGTACTGGGGTACTTCAAGCAGGACTAATTATTGTCGACATTGACAATCAGGCAGAAGGTAAAGATGAGAACGGAAACAAGATTCAAAAACAAGAATTAACTCCTGAAGAAGCTCTTGAATTAGACATATGTAAAAAATATCTAACAATTGGATATCACTCACCTTCTGATTCTCCTGGGTGGCCAAGATTTAGGTTGGTATTTGGGCTTGGTAAAACAATTATCGATCCTCAGTTTTATCAATGGTTTAATAAACAAATTCTTAAACAAATACCTGGATCAGACATAAGAGCTACGACTGTACCCAATCTTTTCTACGGTCCTAAAAATAAAGAGTGCATATTCGCCACAACTGACAAGTTCATACCAGAAGAAGTTATAAACGAAGGTTTTAGGTCGTACAGTTCACTTCCTGTACAAAATTTAGGAGAGGCTGGTGACCCAGAGCAAGCTATTGACAATGTCGTAATCCGAGCAAACGGTATCGATATTGAAAAACTTGTATCTTCTTCTGTAAGGTCTGTTCTTGCTGGTGAGGAAGTCTCTGACCGCAGCTCGACGATGGCCACGGTATTTAAGGAATTGATCGGTTGGAGCAACTGGCTTAAAGAGCAACACATTGCATCATGCGTATCACCCTTGACAATAGCGCAGGATGCGTTCCATAATATATATGACTACCCTCACAGCTGCGATGGTAAATTCTCGCGGATTTTAAATTCAATCCGCAACCCCGAGGAGCTCCTACCTGCTGTCTCATTAGCTTCTGAGCATGGAGACCTCGGCATCTGGAAGAAGATCAGACGCGTCAAAAAGTCTGTATTTGACAGTCACGCGTCAGAAGAGGTGAAGGATCGTTTAGCAGCTCTTAAAAAAGAAGCAGCTGTCAATGCCGTTATGAATATGGCGGAGTTCAGTCTCAACAACCCTGAGTCTGACTATGACGAACCAGAACCAACATCAAAATCAACATCAACATCAACACTTAAGGAAAACCAAGTGAATACTCCCGCCACCCCAGCTCAATTGGTCTCACTTCAGGCTGGTTCAAGGAACCGAGAGTTCAGCGAGAATGACATCGCCACGCTCATTGTCAACAATCAAGGTGACAACTTCATTTATGACAGTAATTTAGATCAGTTCTATCACTACGACGACGATCTTGATATCTGGTATTTTCAGGATGAGCAGCATATAAAAAGAAGAATTGTGCTCGCCCTGGACGCTCTAATTGCAGGTGGGGCACTTCCTAAATACAACAGCGCAACTATCAGTAGCGTTTTCGGAATCCTTAAAGCAAAGCTTCTTAAATCTGCTGAAGGAGGTCGTCGCAGCATTTGGAGCAAATCGTTTGGTTTTATTCCATTCCGAAATGGAGTCTTGTGTACGAAAACTTTTAAGTTTTCGGAGGGTAAACAAAAAGATCTGTTTCTTAGGCACAAGCTTGCTTACGAGTACAACACGAGCGCAGAGTGCCCTGAGTTCATGAAATGGATCAAAGGTGCCCTTGATAAGGATCAAGAGAAACTAATCCAAGCTTTTGCTAGAGCAATCCTCACAGGCTATACAGCTGGCGAGAGATTCCTTCACCTTGTTGGCCCTGGTGGGACTGGTAAGTCAACCATGCAGCAGCTGATGGTTGCGCTTGCTGGTTTCCACGGAACTCACACTTCGAGCTTGGAGGTCATTGAGACCAACAAGTTTGA